GGGTCGTCCAGGCGTCACGTGCGGCGGCGTTGGTGAACGTGTGCACGAGTTTGCGGGCGGTGTCCTGCGCCCACGGCGACGTGATCGGCGCGCCCGGGTCCGGCACATTGGTTTGTGATCCGATCGTGATCGTCATCGTCGGCCTCCCTGTCAGATAGCCCAAATCGCCCGCGGGTCGGCGTCGTCCCACGTGAATGTTGTTTCGTCCCAGATGAGGAAATCGCGGTGATCGATCGCCGGTGTCGTGGCGATCGTCGTCACCCACGTGTCCGGTGTGATGTCATGCACAACGGCGGACACGGTGAGGGTCAGGGCGATCATGCGGGCGCCACCACCGGCCGCCGGTTGCTCACGCACATATTCGACGAGATCACCGATCCGCAGATCCAAACCGATCGGCCACAGATCCTGTCGCCGGTCATGCAAATACAACAGCGCCTGTTCCAGCCTGACGTAATGGTTGCCGCGGCGGTTCACCGTCCATTCCGCCAACGCCTGCCCCTGGGCGCCGGTCTGCCACAGATCCTCGGTCCGTGTGGAGGGGAACGTTTGGGCGCCGTGACGTTGCACCGAGATCTGGTTCACCGCCATCGCCGTCACCGGCGGTTCAGCGATGTTGGCGAGCTCGGCAATGTTCACGATCGGTTCGTCATCGGTCAACAGCACCGGTTCCCACACCGGCACCAACGTCGCCTCACATACGTTGTCGCTGAACATCGGGATCGTCGCCTGGTCGGTGCGGCCGGTGATCCACGTCCGCGGTTCATAGACGACGGTTCCATCGGCGTCACAGAACAGGGCGCCGGCATCGGATGTCGCCGCGGTCTGCATCATTTCCAACGGTGTCCGGTCGTCAACCGCCTCGGTCAACAGGGTCACGTCGCCGGGCGCGAACCGGGTCGGCCCGTGATAGCCGGCACGTTGACAGATCGCCGTCATCCGTTCGGCCACATCGTCACCGGTGGCGCCCGGTGTCCACCGGCTAACGAACTGGTTCAGATGACTGAAGGCGTCGAACGCCTCAACCTCCAGGGTGCCGTCCACCATTTCCCGCCAGGCGGTGATCCGACCGCTGAACAGCCAGAAATCTTCGCCGGCATAGCGCGCCCAGATGTCGATCGGTGAGCCGGGTTGCCAGTCGATCAGGCGGCCCGATTCGTCGTACTGGGATAGGGCGCCGTCGCGGTTGTCGAGTGTCATTTCGATGAACGCGGAGTCGAACAGGCCGGCGGCGTCGACGTTGCCGAGCGTGATCGTCAAACCGTGGAAGGCGCACCACAGATCGAACCGGTCATAGGGGAACGGTTCGCGTGAATCCCACACGAACGTTGTCGCCGGGTCATCCCAATGGGCGGTGCCGTCATCCCACACGTAGGCGGCGAGCGGTTGCCGTTCGATGCCGATGTGCAGCACGGCGGGGAACGGTTCGACGGTCGGCCGATCGGTGTTGATCGTCGGTGTCGGCCGGTCAACGGAACGCATACGGCCGGCGTCCGTTCCGTCTGGCGTGACGATCCAACGCGCGCACGGTGTCGGTGACACGTGTCCCGCGTGGCAGATTCAAGTTGTACGTGTCACCACCGGCGGCGGCCGGTGCGGCCACGGCCGGCGCCATCGACGGCGCCATGCCGACACCGGCGCCGAACATCGCACCGAAACCGGACACCGCCTGCTGATGGACACGGATCCAGGCGTCCCGATCGCGCGACAACCATTCCAATTCGCTCTCGGTGTTGCGTAACGCCTGGTCGTCATTGTCGGCCTTCACCGTTGCGGTCCGTGTCCGCGACGTGTCGGCCAACAGTTGTTCGGCCTCATCGATCTTGCCCTGGTCGATCAACGCCAAGATGTCGGAGACGACCTCGGGCGGAATGTTGTTCAGGCGGGCGATGTGGTTGACCAACGCCTGTCGGGTCGGGCCTTCCATCTGGCCGGCCTGGTTGATCAGCGACCGGTTCTGAATGTCCAACGCCTCGGTGTACGACAGGGTGGCGCCTTCGGTGGCGCGGGTCTGGCGGGCGGCGTCCACCTCGGTTTGGGCGAGCTCGTCGGCGGCCTTGGCCACATCTTGCAAGGCGGCGATCCGATCGGAATCGGTGGCGGTGGCGTCGGCCACCGTTTCGTCGTAGTTGGCGACGGCCTCACCAACGCCGCGCAATGCTTCCTGTTGGGCGTAGAACACCTCGTTCGCTGATAGCAGGGCGTCGGCCTGTTCACCGGATGCCTCGGCCGCCTCACGGTGTGCCTCGGCCTGATCCTGCAGCACGGCGATCGCCTCGGCCGCCTGTTCGTTGGCGGCCTGCTGTTCGGCGGCCAACGTGTCTAGTGCGGTGGTTTCGTCGCCGGCGGCGTCGGCGGTGTTGGCGATCTCCCGTGACAGATGTTCCTGGGCGTCGGCGGTGAGCTCGGCGCCTTGAATCACCTCGGCCGGCACACCGGCCTCGAGCAACGCCATCACATCGTTGAGGTCAAAGAAATCGTTGCGGAGATCTTCGGCCGACACCCCCGCCTTGTTCAGAGCGTCATAGATCTCCACGAACTGGGCCGAGGGAAACTGTTCGATCCAGTCGAACACCGACAACGGCGTCGCCGTCTGCCCCAACTCAAAGATGTTGTTGACGCCATCAACGGTGTCCTCAACCATCCCCAACATGTCGGCCAACACCGGCACAACCTCGCCGCCGACCTGGACGGCCATCCCCTGAAGCTGGCCGCTGAGCTCGGCAAACTGGCGTTTCACCTCGCGGGCCGCCTCCACGTCGGCCTCGGAGATGATCCGGTTCTCCGACACGTTGGCGATCGCCGTCGCCAGATCGGTGTCCAGCGCGGAAGTCAACGCGGAGATTTGGCGGATCCCTTCCTCACCGAACAGTTGCGATCCGACCGTCATCTTTTCGTTGGCCGACAGTTGGCCGCTGTTCCAGGCGTCGACAGCGGCAATGAACGTTTCGAACGGTCCTTGTCGAACCGTGTCCATCTTCAGTCCGAGCGTTTCGATCAGCGCCGGGTTGCTGGCGAGGGCGCCGGTGACCTGATTGATCGTGTCTTTCAGATCGTTCGCTTCCATCGCGTCGGTGTCACGCAACACGGCCTGGAGCGCCGACGCGTTCTCTACCGACGTTCCGGCAAAGTCGGCTATCCCTTCGGCCTCCAGGGCGACGTTGGATGCTTCGGTGGCGGCACCGATGAACGCCGCGGCGACCGCCGCGATCGGGCCGCCGGTGGCGGCCATCGTGCGGAGCTCCGGGCCGATGGCGGCGACGGCGCCCGGTAAACCACCGACACGCGAGATCAGGGTGTTGGTGCCGGCGGTGGCGTCGGCGTCGATCGTCGCCTTCGCCGTCTTGCCGTCAATCTCGCGCAGATCACCGGCGACGTTGGCGGCGGTCGGGTCGCCGGTGACAGTGATGTCGGCTTTCGGTGTGGCGCCGTCGATCGCCCGCAGATCGGCGGCGACGGCGCCGGCGGTCGGGTCGCCGGTCACCTCCACGGCGGCGCGGGCCGTGTCACCGTCGATCGCCTCCAGATCGGCGGCGACGGCGCCGGTCACCTTCGACGCGTTGTCATCCACCGACACTTCGGCCTCGGCGGTGGTGCCGTCGATCGCCTCCAGATCCGATTCGACGGCGCCGGTCACCTTCGACGCGTTGTCATCCACCGACACTTCGGCCTCGGCGGTGGTGCCGTCGATCGCCCGCAGATCCGATTCGACGGCGCCGGTCACCTTCGACGCGTTGTCATCCACGGCGACCTCGGCCTCGGCGGTGGTGCCGTCGATCGCCTCCAGATCGGTTTTCGCCTTGCGGGCGTCGCGGTCGTCGTAATCGGCAACGATGTCAACGCGGATCTGATCATCGGCCATTGGTCAGGACCTCACCGCTTTCGCCACGGCCCGGGCGTACACGCGCGGCGCCTCGCGCATCACGTCACGGCGCACCTTCCACCAGGCGCCACGACCGGTGGCGCCACTGTGCAGGATCGGCCGGCCGATCGGATGCTCATAGCCGGCCGCCTTCAAATAGCGGGTCGTGCGCGCCTTGCCGCGGCGAGCCTTGGGGATGACGTGCGGCCGGGTGCCGGCGGTCACCCACACCCACGGCCCGGTGGGCCGACCCCAGATACGCGCCTGAACATGATTGCCGGATCCACGGAACCGGGACACGGCGCGCAGTCTCACCGTCCGTTTCTTGCGGCCCATGTGCACCGGGCCGATGGCGTCACCGTGCGCCCGGGCGATCCGTTCAGCGGCCCGGGCCGCCTCGCGTGTCGCACGTTCCGGCACCTTGCCCAACGCGTTGAGGCGTCGGGTCAGATTGGTCAGACTCACGCCGCGGCGGACTCACCGCCAGATGACGTGCCGGCGGCGGCGGTGACGGCGCCAACGATGTCGGGTGTATCGACACACGGCCACTGCGATGTCGCCGTCGCCGCCGAACCGTCACCGAACGTGCCGCCATAAGATCCGGCCGCCATGTAACACTGGCCGGTCGCCTTCACCGCCGGTGCACCAACACTGTCGGCGACGAATTCGAACCATTTCGGCAAACCGTCGTTTTCGTAGGCGTACTGCGACAGCGAGCTCGCCGCCGGCGCCGTCCAGTCCTGCAACCAGGCAACGTCAAGCGCCCACGACGTACGGCCCGGTGACTGTGCCTGTGGTGCACAACCGGTCGCCGGGATCGTCTGATAGTTGGCCGACGCGGTGAGCGCGGCCGACGTGATCTGACATTCAAAGGCGGTACCGGTGGTTAGGCCGGCCTCGGTGTCGGCCAGCTTCAGGGTCGGGTTGTTCAGAACGATGACGGTGCGCGCCATTGGGGTTCTCCTAACAGTTTGGGTTGGGGATGGACAGGGCGACGGTGACGACGTAGCCGGGAAGGTCGCCGGTGGGGAACGGTTCGGCGGTGGCACCGGCGAGAGCGACCATCACCGGCTCGAGCTGATCCAACAGCCAGGCGGCGGCGTCGGCGTCACCGGGCGGCGGTGCGGCCAGGCGGACGGTGAGCTCGCCGTTCCAGGCGCCGATGCCGGCGGCACCGATGACGCGGGGCAATTCGACCAACACGTACGGCGCCTCCACACGCGGATCCAACGTGACGGCGACACCGGCGGCGGTCAGCTTGCCGGCGATCGCCTCGCGTTCGGTTTGGAACACGTTCACCGCACAGCACCCCACGACAACATGGCGGCCCGGCGGCGAGCTCGGCGGCGGACGGCGAGCTCGGCGTCGGTGAGCGGCCGGTCGATCGCCGGACGTGGCACACCCAACAGCCGCAACACTTGACCGTGTGTCGCCTGTGGGATGGCGCCCGCCGCGTAGGCGTCGAACGACGCATACGAATCGACGGTGCCACGTTCGCGGTACAGGGTGACGGCGTAGGTGATGACACCGAGCAACGCGTCGGGTCCGGGCGCCTCGGCCTCGGTGTCGGTGTAGCCGGCCTCGGCGCGGCGGCGGAAACCGAAGGCGTTGGCGGCATCGACACACCGTTGCAAATGTTCGGTGTCGGTGGCCGGCACACCGATGGCGTCGGTGACATCATCGACCGTGCACCACGTGACGGCCATCAGGGCGTGAGATCCATCTTCACCAGACCGGCCGGATATTCGATCGTCAACGCCACGAAACCGTAGACACCGACGTCGAGACCCAACAGCGACACGTCGATGACGCGAATGTCGGCCGGTGCACCGGCGGACTGGTGCCACGTTGCCGACTGTTGGGAGCCGAGCAGCATCGTGTCGGCCGGCAGATTCCAGTCGATGAACATGTTCAGTCCACCACCGGCGACGTTCGGTGTCATGTCCCCGAAATTCAGTGAGCCTTCCCAGAATGCCGGGCCGTTCTGCTCGGTGACCGAGACGAGCGGCACGGCGACGTTGTAGGCCATGCCCAACCACAACGGACCAGGCGGCGTCGTCTCGGGTGACAGGGCGGCGAGCATCGCCTGGACGTTGGCGAGAAAGTCGGCGCCCGGTGTCGCCGGTGTCGCCGCGGCCAACAGCTGCGTGATCGCATAGGCCGATGCGCGGCGTGACCAATCGACTGCGGCGGCGCGCAGATAGGCGGCGAGGAAACTGGGCGACGATCGTTCGACGGCCTGGAGCGAGATGTCGTTTCCGCCGGCGATGGTGATCACCGGCGCCGATTTCATTTCCAGATCAACCGCTGTCGATGTGATCTGAGTTTTCTCGGCGCCTTGGATGCCGGTCGTCGGTTTCGTCACCCATTGCGGATATTCGATCGACATGCCGGCGGCCGGCAACGGATCCTGTGCCAGGGCGCGCAGCAGCGGTGTGCCGTGATCGATCAGTCCGTTGATCTCGGCCCGGTAGGCCGGTTGCACGACCTCGGCAATGTTGGTCGTCGTGACGTTGGCGAGGGCGGCGGCGATCGTCGCTCGCACGGCATCGGTGGTGATCTCGCCACGGTTCGCAGAGGCGACAAGTTGGGCGATCCGGTTCAGCGTCAACGGCGGCGCCGCGGCGCGGCCGCCGGCGGCGAGCGGGATGACGGCCGGCGGTGCCGCCACGACCGCTGGATTGGTGCCTGTGGGCCGTTCTGGCGCCGGTTCGGCGGTGATTGCGGTGTCGGGTGCCTCGGCGGTGAGCTCGGCGTTCATGGCGTGTTCTCCAGTCAATGTCGGTGGTGGTTGGGTGGCGGCCACGTCGGTGACGATCGCCTCAGCGAACGCGCCGAACGGCAACAGGGCGGTGTGATGCCAGTCGCCGGCGGTGACGACCATCACGCCATCGCCGTCGATGTAATGCTCGGTCGGGTTGACACCGACCGAGAACATGCCCAACACACCATCGGCGGCGAGCGTCAACGCGTCGTCACCGTCACGGACACGTGACACCCGGACGGCGGTTTCCATGCCGGCGCCGGTGTCACGGTTGTCGGCGGTGCGGCCGATCGCCGGGCCGTCGTGACCGAGTGTGACGATCGGTCGGGATTCGGCGGCCAACGCGCCCGGTGTGAACCGGACACGGGTGCCATCGGCAACGGTGCCGACCGTGTTCCACGGCACCGCTACGCCGCGGATCGTGCGGGCGCCGTCACCTTCGGCGGCGAGCTCAACAGCCGGTGCATCAAACGTGACGATCATTCGCTTCACCCTTCGTTTCTGCCGTCGATGTCGCGTGGGCGGCCCGGTGTGCCGGCCGGTTCGGTCGGCGCCTGGTCCGGCACGGCGCCCGGCGTGTTGTAGGCGATCTCCATGTCGTTCGGTGACGCGTCGTCATTCGGTGTGTACGGGTTACGCAGCCAGGCGTTCAGATCCAACCGGACGAACTGGCCGTGCGGCGTCACGTTCGGCCCGCCGAGGGTTTGTTCGATGGCGGCGATGAACGGTGCGGCGCCATAGTCGATGAGATCCTGTTTCGCCTGTGCGGCGTTCAGATAGGTCATCCCGGTACCGGCCGGCGCACCGATGAAATACGGCGGAATGTTGGCGATCCGGGCGAGCTCAAGCGCCTGGTGTTGGCGGGCCTCCACCAACTGCAACCGTGACGGATCCATCGACGATTCACGCCAACGCACATACGGGTTCAGCGCGGCGACGGCCCGCTGCGCACGGGCGGCGGCGAACGATTCAGCGATCTCGGTGAGCTCATCCGATGACATCGGCTCGGAGTTCTCGGTTTGTTCCAGCCAGCCGGCCGGGATCTCCGACGTCGAGAATCGTTCGGCGGCGGCATCCAGATTGAGTGCCGTTTGGATGGTGCGCCACCCGACGAACAACAGGCCGTCGAACGGTGACAGGAATTCGATCACGTCGCCGGCGGGGATCTCCACGCCGCGGTAGGTGATCCGACCGGTGGCATCGACCAACACGTCGGCGGCCGGCATCCACTCGAACGCGGCGGGGAACGTGTCGGCGTAGCGGGCCGTGACGCGCCAGTAGGCGCGGGCGGTGAACAGCAGATCGTCGGTCGTCCACGACAACAGCCATTGCCGGGTGCGGTTCGGGTCGGGTCGGGCCATCCACGGCGCCGGCGGTGTCTGTTCCTCCACGTTGGATCGGGTCGCCTGATCCCAACGGACGTTCCACAACGTCAACGGCAATGCCGACACCGCCGAACAGATCAGATCACGGGCCCGCGAGATGGCCGGCACCGACACGGCGGCCTCGCGTGACCACACATCGACCGGTGGGGCAAAGTCGAACGGTGCCAGCCGGTGAATGCCGGTACCCCATCCCCAGAACGTCGGCCGGTTGACCGTGGCCAACGCGACCGTGCCGGCCGCCTGAACCGGCGGCGGCAACTGCTGCGCTTTCAGGGCGCGGCGACGTATCAGGCGGCCCGGCACGGTCGGGAGCTAGGCGGCGCGGCGGGCGGCGATGTAGTCGCGCCAGCCGATGTCGCCGGCGAGGAAACGGGCCTGGAGCTCGTCGGGTTCCGGTTCCGGCGGTGTGCCGTCGTCGTCCGGGTCGTCGGGTGTGTCGGTGGCGCGCGGTGTCTTTGCCATGTCGCACACTGTGCGCGCGGCGGTGTCAGCGTCGGCTAGGAACCGGTTTTCTCTCTCCACGCCGCGGCGTCGGCGCCCGGCCGGCGGCGACGGCCGGACGGCGGTTGACGGTGGGCCGTGACACCAGCGATGCGGCCCACACCAGGCAACGGGCGAGCTCGATCGAACCGGATGAGTGCGCCGTCGAGAGTCCGGCCTGGGTGGTGGCGACGGCCCGGGCGACGTGTTCGTTGAGCAGCGCCGAGTCTGGGTGGGCGATCTGGCCGGCGGCGATCATCGAGCGCACGAGCGGCACGGCGCGGGCGAGCTCGCGGATCCCGACAATCACCCGTTTGCGTTCCATCCCTGCCGGCAAATGCCATTCCAACGTCGGTGTGATCGCCAACCGATCGCATGTCGAGTAGGCGGCGTCGATCGCCGCCCAGAACTGATCTTCGAATTCGGTGACGATCAACGGCGCCACGTAGGCGACACCGTTGTGCCACACGGCGCGCAGGGCGACATAGCGGTCCCCGGCCTGTGACACCTCGCCGGCGATGACACCGCCGGCGACCTCGGGCCATTTCTGGCGGTGGCATCGTTCCCACTGTCCCGGTGGCAACCATGACTGCGCCGATGCCACCCACACGTTCAGTGATCCGCGCAGGAACGCGGAACGGTCAGGGCCGTTGTATTCGGCCAGCAGCGTTTCCGGTGACACGGTGGTGCCCAGGCAAGGGTTCGGCCACGCCCACCATTTCGGGTCGTTCACATCGACGGCCGGCGGCGGCGACCATTCACAGAACGCCATCGATGACGCCTCACCGGTTTCGATCACGGTCAGGGCGCGTTCACGCCATTGGCGCAACAGCATCGAATCCCAGTCGCCGGCGGTGGATGCCATCACCAGCAACGGTTGCGGCCTCGCGCGCATCGCCGGGATGATGCCGTGGTTGATCGCCTCGGGTTTGATCCGCCACGCCTCATCGACCACACACATGTCCAGCGACCAACCATGACCGGCACCGGTGGTGTTCGACTGCGCGACCAGCACCGAGCCGTTGTCGAACTGCAAACGTTGACGGCCGAAACTGAACGTCTTGGCGACGATCCGATGCTCGAGCAGGCGTGACAGGAAGATGAACACTTGCTCGGTCAGTTTCAGATCGTGACTCATCCAGCCGACCGTTTGCGGTTCACCGAACACGGCCGGACCATCGACACACCACCACCCGGCCAACGCCTCCATCGCCGTCGTCTTTGAGTTCTGGCGGGCCACCGACACCAACGCCTGTCGGTGGGCCAGGCGGCCGGCGACGGTGGCGAGGATCTGATTCCATGCCGTCTGGTTCCACGCCATCGGCCGGTGCGGCATCCACCGGCGCGCCCACCGGCCGAGCTCGCCACCATGTGTGCCGTCCCCCACGGTCGGTGTCGCAAGTCTCGGCTTGACACGGCCGCGGCGCGGGACATCGGCCAGGATCGGCGCCGATCGGGCCGGATCGGGCGGCATCCCCGGCGAAAACACAACACTGTCGGGGGATCCTGGGTCCCGGGCCCCATCCAAGAAACCTTCGGGCGATCCACCGAAGGCAAGCTGGCGGGCGCGGCCGGTCTTTCCTCCGAGATGGGAATTGCAATGCCAGCATGCCGGCCGAAGGTTGGCGAGACTGTGGTCGCCGCCGGCGGCCCGGGCGACGATGTGATCGACGGTCGTCGCGCGGCCGGTGCATTTCGGGCCACGGATCGCACATGCCGGGTGGTCGGCCAGGATCGCCGTGCGGTTCGCCTGGTATTCGGGATCGGATGCCCAACCGCCACGACCGGCCATCGACGGTCAGGCTAGATCCAACACCAGCTGGAATCGACAGTGGCCGGTGGCGTCACCGTGGCGGCGGGCGCCGGCCTCGGTGGTGAACGCCTCGCCGCAGTCGTAACACACCGAAGGTTGCCGAGCTCGCCGGCGGCGCACTGGGGCGCGCGCCGGTGCGGCGAGCTCGGCGGGCGTGGTGCCGGTGCGGGCCTCGGCGTCGGCCAACAGGCGGCGGGCCTGTGCCGGCGTCACCTTCACCGGCGCCACGTGATCGGTCCAGACTCATCGACCTCGCGGTCTAGTTGGCGGTGCCGCAGATCCGATGGGCGGCGGCGGCCGTGGCGTTCCTCGCGCAGACAGGCACGTGATGCCAACGCGCCCACGGCGAGGATCGCCACGGCGGCGAGACTGTAGGCGAGATCAACCACCGGCGGCCCGATCCCAATCGACATCCCACATCATCCGCGGCACCGGCACATCGACCACCGGGCGGCCGTCAATCTGTGCCGCCGGGTGTCGATCCTTGAACCATGCCGGTGTGGTGTCGGCGGCCTCGGTGTCGGCTGCGAGCTCGGCCGGCGCGCGGTTCTGTTTACCTACCGGGTTACGTACATGGTTATGGGTGCGGGATCTCGCAGGGGTGGGTGCGGAATCTCGCAGGGGTGGGTGCGGAATCTCGCAGGGGTGTGGATTATTCACCAATGCGGGATCTCGCAGGGGTGTGGACAACGGAAACCGGATGATGTTCGACCGGCCGGGCCGGGCGATGACATCGAACACGGCCGCGGCGCGGAGCTCGGCCAACGCCTCTTGAACACTCCGCAATGGGTGCTGAACCTCGCGGGCCAACGTCGGCGCACCGACGAACGTTTCACCGGTGCGCCGGTTGACGTGAGCGCCGATGCGCCAGAACACGGCCTGCGCCTTCCACGACAGTTTGGTTGCGGCGATGGTTGCGGCGATGTAGTCGTCGACTCTCATCGCGGCACCAGCTCGTCCGGTAGGAACCAGGCATCGGCGCGGCCACCGGCGCCCGGCCGGCGCCGTGACCATGCGACACCGATTTCGACGTACACGTCGCCGTTGGTGAACGTCTGGGTGTTGACGGCCGCCACCCATCCTTCGCGGCCGTCGTAGCGCCTCCACGTGCCGCTCGGCGGCCTCTCACGGTTGCACCGGACGGGATCACCAACGGCGAATCTGATTGGCAGACGTTCGGCCATCACACGGCCTGCTCGTCTGTCGTCTGATCAGGCGCGGTGTCAATGCATCGAGATTTCAACCAATCCCGAACCTCATCCGCGAGGAACAGGCGGCGGCCCTTCGGCGTCACCTGGTGCGAGGGGAGTCCGACCTTGATCCAGCGGTACAGCGTCGGGTGTGAGATTCCGAGCATCTTGCACGTCTGGTCAAGCGACAGATAGCCGGGCGGGATAGGGCCAAGTTCCATGCGTGTAACTTTACCTTCAGGGTCTATCATCGCCAATCATTATGACATGCGGGCGAGCGACGGTCTGCTGCGGCCCGGTCACCTTCGACGCGTACCGGCGCTACCTGCTCGCGCGCGGCTACGCGAAGGGCTACCGGTGGACACGCGTCGCCGTGGCGCGTGAATGGTGCGCGTACACCGGCGGCGATCCGGCCTCGGTGACGTTCCGTGACGTCGAGCGGTGGGCGGCCGGCCGAGGGGTGTCGGCCGGCACGGCCCGCAACTATCTTGTCGCGCTGCGCGGCTGGTATCGGTGGCTGCAGCGCGAAGGGCTGGTGTCGATCGACCCGACCGAGCTCGTGGATCGGCCGCCGGTGCCGCGGCGTCTGCCACGGCCAGCACCGGAACGCGAAATTGCCCGACTAGTAGCGCGCGCCGATGTGCAGTTACGCGCGATGTTGGCGTTGATGGCCTGCGCCGGCCTGCGCTGCATCGAGTGTTCGCGGCTGGACTGGTGCGACGTCGATCTTGCGGCCGGCACGGTCGTCGTCATGGGCAAGGGGTCGCGGGAGCGCCTGATCAGTGTGAGCGGCGATGTCGTGGCGGCCGTGGCGGCGTTGGCATTGGCGAGCGCCGGCCGGCCGGCCGGGCCGGTGTTTGTCGGGCCGACCGGGCGGCGCCTGTCGCCGGCGAGGGTTTCCCAACGTGTCGCCCGCGCAGCCGCGGCGCAAGGTTCGACGGTGCGCGCCCACCAGCTGCGGCACCGCTGCGCCACGATGGCGCTACAACAGCCGGGCGTCGATTTGCTCGCCGTGCGCGATCTGCTCGGTCACGCCTCGGTCTCCACTACCGAGGGGTACACGGCGGTGCTACCGGAACGGACCGCCGCGGCGTCGCGGGCGTTGACGTTGCCGGCCGCCTGATCGATTGAGGGGAGGGGATATTGGGTAACGAACCGACAACCGGCGAATTCCTCACCGTGGCGGCCACGACCGTGATCGGCCTGGTCTGTCTGTTTCTCGTGCTGTTCGTGTTCGGCGCCTGATCAGGCGCGGTGCATCTTCACACACATCGCGAACATGCAACGGGCCCGCGGCCTACCCTGTGGATATGTCCACGATGTGGGATGACGGCGAACTGTCGTCGGCGCAGTTGTGCGAGCTCGCCGGCGTCACCTATCGCCAACTTGACTACTGGTGCCGCAGCGGTCTGGTCCATCCGGCGATCGCCGCGGCCGGTCACGGTTCGCGGCGCCGGTGGACAGCCGGCGACGTCGCCGCGGTGGCCGAGCTCGGGGAGATCTCGCGGCGTCGGCGGGCGCCGTTGGCCGAGCTCGTCGCCTAGAGCACCAGCCAGCCCAACGCCGCGGCGGCCACCGCCGCGGATAGCAACGGGCCGGCGGCCTTCGCCCATTGGGCGGCGGCGTAGGCGGCGACCGTCGACAGTACGGCCAAGATGACGGCGATCAGAAACAGCACGTCGGCGGTGCCGGTTTCGCCGGTCACGATGTCAGCGAGTAGCGGTGTCATCGGTGGAACCTCCCGGTTCGGTGGTGGCGGTGCGGCGTTGGGCGGTGGCGACACCGGCGCGGTAACCGAGGAACGCACCGAGCACACCCAACGTGCCGGAGATCCCGGCGGTCAGCAGTTGGGTGGCGTTTTCGGACAGGCCGCCTTCGACGTCGGAACGGCCGGCGACGGCGGTCCACAACACGGCGATGGTGATCAGGTTCAGCGCGGTGGCGACACCGATCGCCAAGATCACCGCCACCCAATCTTTGGCCCAATGTTCGTCGGCGTCGGTGGCGTCGGTGGCGTCGGCCACGGTCCTAGGGCCGGGTGTTGACGTCGATGTTGGCGGCGTAGTGGGCCGTCGTTTCGGCTAGTTCCTGCGCGCTCATCTGTTTGTTGGTCGGGCGGAACGTCATCTGTCGGCGCCACACGGCCTCGGCAATTCGTTCGATGTCGTCGTCTGTCACATCATCCTCCGTTTCGGTGCCTGGTAGCGGATAGCCGGCGGCCGGCGCCGGACACCCGCGGTCGTTCCACGAATCCCAACCGTCGATCTCGACCGGTTGGATGTGCCACGCCTCGGGTGTCGGGCCGGCGTTGACGTTGGCGTGAATCCCCCACGTGGCGGCGTCGGCCGAGTCCTGGTTGGGAACATCGGACCAGGACACCGTTTGGTGAATGCCGCCGGCCGGGTCGGCGCGCACGACATCGACGGCGGCGGCGCCGACGAAACCGTCAGCGAACGCCTGGTTCTGGTGGAACGATTTGCCTTCCGGCGCAAAGCCGGGTTCGTCCGGTTGCGAACCGTCGTCGCGCCAGCCGCCACCGACACCGATCATGCCGTTCTTGTGTTCCAGCCAGGCGCACAGGCGGCGCACATATTCGGGATGGTGGTGCTCGAGTAGCCAGTCGCGCATCCAGTCGATGTCGCGCCAGTCTTTCCCGTAGCCGAACGGTACGAACAGCGTCACGCCGCGGCCTCCAGGGCGGCGATCCGTTCCAGGGCGTCACCGAGGGCGGCGACCAGCAGCGGCACCAACGCTGGAAAGTTGACCTGTTGGTACACCGGTTCGCCGTCGTCGCCGGTGGCGTCACGTTCACCGGTCACCGCATACGGTGCCTCGGCGGCGATGTCGTGGGCGTACATGAGATCCCACGTGTCGCCGGCCGCCTCGCCGTCGTCGTCACGCCACCGGCCACGGAAGGCGAGCTCGGCGAGACGTTGCACCCGTTCGGCGGCGTCGATGATGGCGCCGTCGTACACCTTCAAACGTTCGTCCGACGCGGTTTGGTAGCCGACACCGCCACCGGCGACGATGGCGATCATCCCGGCGTTGGTGCCACCCGACGTGCGGTCGAACCGGATGAACACACCGCCGGCGTCGTGCGCCGGTGAGTTGGTGCGGTTCAGGACGATGTTGGGAAGGCTGTTCGGTGCGGCACCGCCACCGACCACCGTTGACGCCATCGCACCATCGGAGCGGGCCATCGAACCGGCGACGGCCGGTGTCGGGATGGCACCGGCGATCTGGGTGCTGGCGGCGACGATACTGCCGTCCACGGTTTGGGTGGTGGCGCCGGCCAGGCGGACATAGCGGCCGTCACCGGTGGCGGTGCCGATCACCTCCTGCCAGGCGGTGCCGTTCCACAACCACAACCGATCGGTGTCCATCGTCACGGCCATCGCACCTTCGGGTCGGGTCGTCCAGGCGTCACGTGCGGCGGCGTTGGTGAACGTGTGCACGAGTTTGCGGGCGGTGTCCTGCGCCCACGGCGACGTGATCGGCGCGCCCGGGTCCGGCACATTGGTTTGTGATCCGATCGT